CGGCGACAATCAACCAGCGGCATTAGTATTCCCCAATAACCAACTATCTCGCGGCTGGATTGAAACTGCCGTCACTAGTCAATGGGTGGCCACATGCCAAACGCTGCTGCTGGAGCCAGATGACAACACTGGCGGACGCGTATTGTCTAGCTACACGGCGCAAATTGTTAGCGGCGGATGGAATGAAACTAGCGTTGAATTGCGCATGGCATCAGTGTTAGATGCAGTTGGTGCTGACCTGCCCCGTAAGCGTCTAACGCGGCAATTAGTTGGCAAACTGCCACTTACGGCCTTTGTAAGCCTGCGGTGATTGATTTAATCGGCAAACCATATGCGCTTGGCGCTGACGGCACCGGCAATGCAATTGATTGCATCCATTTAGTTTATGCAGTGTTGCATCGTCTCAGCATTCCTGCGCCACCATTTGATCATTCTTGGTATGAGGCTAGTGACCGGCGCATCTTGCGTGATTTGTTGACATGGGGAAACAGAATGCATAATCCCGAGTATGATGGGGATGTTGTGCTGCTTCGCGAAAAGACGACAGCATTTGCAATTACATGGCAAAACGGTCTTTTCTACATCAACAAGGATCTGAAGGCGGTGGCATGGTGCCCTATCGGCATACTGCCGACCTTGTACTGCTTCCGTACGAAAAGCATCTAATTGATGCACTTGGCTGCACCGAGGAAGAATATAAGCAGTTCGTAAGGCACCTGCAACATAAGGCCACTGTAAGGCCGGCTGAATATGCGCATGTGCCAGACATACAAGCCGCTGAAGCCGTATATATACCAATTCTCATCAGTCTTGCCGTTGGCTTGGTTACATCGGCAGTTTCATATTTGCTGATGCCCAAGCCAAAGGCGCAGCGAAATGATACCACGCAACTTGACCTCGGCGGCAACAGTGGCGCATCACGATTCTCGCCAAACAGCGGCTTTGACAGTGCGCAAAATCTTGCCAGCTATGGCATATCAGTGCCAATTGTCTTCACCAAATATGTTCAAACTACAGGCGAAACATCAGGCGGATTGCTGATTTCCCCTGCATTGGTGTGGTCACGCATGAAGAGCTGGGGCAGCTTTCAAGTGGTGGAATTAGCTACTGTTGCGGGTCAAGGCGTAATGGCTAAGCCTGACCGCTCTGGCTTATTTCTTGGTAATAATGCCATTGATGGCATCTTTGAAAATGACTTTCAGTTTTATTGGAACACTGGCAGTGCTACCGCCAGTCGGTTACTAGGCCAGGACCTTCGCTACGGCACGCTTAGCACGCCCATTGTTCCTAGTCCACAAGAGAACGCTTTTGTGGCGCCCACTAAGCAAGGCGTTGCAGACACCGGCTTTTGTGGGGCATTCACGCCAACTAACCAAACCAAATTTGGCGTGTACCAAGGCATCCCTAATGGCACGCCATATCGCCCAAATTGGGAAATTACCCAGCCACTTAAAGGCCAATCAGAAGAAACGCATGATCAAATAATTACAGACCAACAAAAGTTCATTGAAACCAAACTGCTATACACCCATCCATATGGCGGCCTGCCTCCCAATGTAAATAATCGCCTATCCGCAGGGATGCCTGGAACTGGCAAAAATTATGCCAGACACGTTGGTGTGATAAGCCATAACGGCTATACAATGCCCAACCCGCAACTGCAATTTGTCAATGGTCTGGCGTATGAGTTTATTGGTAATTTAACAGAAGAACGCACTGTACAAGTTAATGACATCATTGAAGTGGTGGTAGGGTATGGTCGTCAAAACGATGGTCCTTTTCCCATAATCGGCGTAGGCAAATCGCCGCCTCGCTTGCAGGACATAATATCAACTCTGGACGCTGAAGCTGAGCAATTTGACGCTGCAATGGTACGCGGACAAACTTATATGATCGGCCGCACCACTTGGCAAATCATCGACCGTGAAAACCGCATTTACGCTCCTGGTGATGCCCCCATTGTCATCAAAATGCGCTGCACTGATACATGGAGCGTCAACCAAGCGAAAATTGGCATCGTTGCGCCGCAGATACTCTCCGAGGCTGGCGCCATTTACAGCCGCGACATCCCCGAAGCCTTCTATCCTATCTTGCGTGTTGACTTTGCGCATGTCCGCAATAACCGCCCATGTGATGTAACCGAGATTGGCATCCGCTCTCAAGTGTGGGTCAAATTCAATGGCATCACTAATTTCAACACACTGCCAACACCTTTTGAGCTGCAACGATATAACAGCAATGCTGTACAGGTGCGCGAAGGCAAGAACACCAGTTATGCCCGCCGCACATCATTTTTTGCACTTGACGTGCGCCCCGCTGACAACGAAGCCAGCCGCACTGCTACCGACAATGACGGCTTTACATTCTTAGGACTGTTTGCCGTTAGCGGCAGCACTCCGCAAGACATCTACAGCTTCATCCGCATCACCCATCCAAGTAATGCGCTGTTTGAATACAGATTGCGGCCCTTTAACAGCGCCATTTTTGCTCTGCAATCTGGCGGCGATGAAGACATCTTTGAGCTAAATGGTTCAGGCACTCCATATCAAGAACGTACCGCTACTACGTACATGGGCACGTTTGCCTTCGGCGGGCGAGGTAAGTACATAAAAGCCAAGGATGTATTTACGCATTCGCAAATGGCAGTGCGTCCTGAGCAAATCGGTGAGCTGCAATATGGCCAATGGATAAACAGTGTCAGTGGCGTGGAGTTTCTTGGTGCATTCCGCACAAGCGATGGTGCAGCGGCAGAATGGAATACACTTAGCAATATCTTGGCCCTCGCTCGCGACCTGGACCCGTACTTTGATAATTTACCAGTTGGCTACACTACCACCATTGAAAATTGGACATACGACCGCGATGCGCCGAAGATTGTTGTAATGCGCATTCGGCTGCGTGCTTATGAGCGAGCCTTGTCTACTACGCCCCGTAACAAATGGTGGGAAATTACCGGCACTGAAGTAGTTAGCTTCGCTGGCACTTGGCAACCCAACGAGGTGTTTATTAAAAATGCTTCAACGGTAGCTGGTGTACAATTTGGCTTCAGGTATCGCGTAACCACACGCAGCGAATACCAAGAATACGATGCGCCTCAGTCGGCTACGCGCATCTTTGAAGTGTATTCCGGTATTGCGGAGGTGTCGCATTACGGCGATTTAATTTCACGTAGTTGCGACAACGGCCCTGAGCATGAAATTGTCTACGTTAACGAAAGCATTGCCGAAGACACAACTATTGGCTACAAGGGCCTGGTCATGGCTGGCCTTAAACTGCGCTCCAGCAATAGCCTGCAAGCGCTAGACCAATTGCGCTGTTATATAAAAGAAGGCGTGCAGGTGGAACTGCTTAGCGATAGCGGCACCGGCCCATCCAACTTGTTTACTGATTTGGTTTGGTATTTAGCAACCAACAAAGACATTGGCTTAGGTGCTGTTATTAACCCTGAGCTGTTGGATCGCACCCAACTAGCAGCCACTGGCCGCTATCTACGCGCTAACCGCTTGCTGTTTGACGATGTTATTGCTGATAGCTTGAACTTCCGTAGTTTCATTTCAGAAAAAGCGCCATCATTGCTTTGCTACGCAGCCATCCGCAACGGCAAACTATCCATTGATCCAGCATTGCCAGTTGGTAGCGACTTGAAGATTGGGGCAGTCAAGCCACCTATCGCTGCCATGTTTACTGACGGCAATATCATTCAAGACAGTTTCAGCCTTGATTGGCTGGAGCTAGAAGAACGAAAGATGTTCCAGGCGGCTGTCATCTTCACGCGCAGCCCCGTTAATCAGCTATCACGGCAAGAAACAGTTGTAGTCCAATACAACGAAGCTGGCGCCACTGATTTGCCCATTGAAGAATTTAATTTGCCGCATGTTTCCAGCACGCACCATGCCGTTACTGCAGCCAAATACTTTCTGGCCTTACGCAAATACATTACGCACACCATCGCCTTCCAAACACTGCCTTACGGGCTGGCACTAGCGCCAGGGCAGTTCATCATGGTGGCAGTAGAGATGAGCCCTTACAGCCCCAGCAACAATGGCATAGTGCAGCCCGATGGCACAGTGATCAGCATCCAACCACTGACAGACGGCAATTACAGCGTCAATGCGTGGGAGCGTGAAACCACGGAAGTGCGAGCAGCCACATTAACTATCGCTGGAGGCATTGCTACCAATTTGCGCAACAGTGTATTTTCAATCATCAACAGCAACGTAACGCAGCAAGTGTATCAAGTGGATGCCCTTGATGTAGACGAGAATGGCATCGTCACAATTCGCGCCACTAATTTCCCCGTGGACAGCGACGGGGCTACAGTAATCGGCAAAGACATCGCCGATGTCAACGCCTTTACTATTGTGGGTGAAGGAGCGCCGACCTGATGACATTCCCAACCATCAATCCAACTAGCCGTCAGTTTGACGCAGGCGACTGGCCCATCAAAACGTACAATTCACAGTCCGGCGCCGAGCTGCGCATCCTGTACGGTAGCAAGCGCACCGGCATGAAACTAGGGCTCAGCTACGACAATATTACAGATGCGCAAGCAGAACAATTCCTAACGCATTACGATTCCACCTTCGGCACCTACCAAACGTTCACGCTACCTAGCCAAGTGCGCAGCGGCTGGAGCGGCACCCAATCTGCGATTGATGCTGCAACCGGCAATAGCTGGCGCTATGCGGAGCAGCCACAAATTACAGCAGTGAAGGCAGGGCGCAGTAGCGTTAGAGTGAGTCTGGTAGGTGTGCTCTGATGGCCAAGATTTTCACCGGTAAAGATGGCCGCTTGCTGCTTGACGACATCGAGCAGGTAAAGGTCACTAACTGGTCCATGACCGGCAGCCTTGAGATGCTGGAAACCACCAGCCTCGGTGACAACCAACGCACCTACTGTCCTGGGCTGCAAGAGTTCAGTGGCGGCGCCACGCTGCTGTACTACAACGACGGCACCGGGCGCAATGATGCGGTTACCGCACTGCGCAAGGTGCTCCGCATTGACGGTGTCACCGAGGGCGACACCGTTGACATGCGCCTGCGATTGCTGGAAGGCAGCACCAACCATGACGTGCGGCTGACGGCGTATATCACTAGTGTCAGCTTTGGCGCCAGCGTTGGCGAGGTCAGCTCAGCAGAGATCAACTTCCAAGGCACTGGGGCATTGACTGCGGTGACCATCTGATGGGCATTTTTCTTGGCAATATCGGCGGCATCGAGATCACCCGCAAATCCAGCGGCGGTCCCAAGGAATCCATCGTCAACCCTAGCGACGTAAATGCAAGCCGCGACCGCTTCAGCTTTGACTTTGACGAAGGCTACCTAATTGCAGGCGACCTAGTTGAATTCAGCACCACAGACGGCACCAACCTCGACTTCGTTGCTGCTGCCGGCTGGAGCAACACTACCGTGCAGTCCAGCGGTAACTGGTATGTATTTATTGATGAGCTAGGCGGCATTCGCCTGTATACCAATTTCGACGACAGCCTAGAAGGCAGCACTGCGGGGCTGGTGCAACTTGCAACTATCACCCGCGACATACCAATCAGCGTTGTAGTTCGAGATCGTGATAGCCGTTTGCTTGCATCCGTCACCGAGTACGAACTCAACACCAACCGCGAAACCGTTGACATCACTGCATTAAGCGACGAATACCGCCAGCAGTACAGCAGCCTAATCACCGGTTCTGGCACGTTCACCGCCCAGTGGGACTACGTAAACGAAGCCAGCAAAGAGCCCATCAACTACCTGATGCAGCTGGTATTGCGCACCGAGATCGGCTCGGGCTTCCATGCCAAGTTCTACATTAAATCAGCCAACACCGACGCATCAGGTGGCACATTTGCAGGCACGCAGATGAACGACTCCCTATGGTGGGAGTTTGATGCAATCGTCACCAACAGTGCCACTAGCTTTGCGCCGAGTGACATCATCGTTAGCCGTATCGACTTCGTGGCCACTGGCGCCATCCGCTTGCGGGCACGCACTACAGCAGGCCGCAGGCTGCTTCAGGAAGGCGGCGATCCGCTTAAACTGGAGCAAGGCGGCTACTATCTACTGGAAGGCGATGAACTGCCTTAAGATGGGACTAGCAGTAACAGGAGGGTGTCATCGCTGACCTACGCATATCAGAATTAGCCGCCCTTGCCAGTGCTGATCTAGTAGCTGGCGACTTACTGGCCATTGCGGACATCAGCGCCAGTGAATCCAAAAAGATCACCGTCACAGACTTTCTGGGCAAAGCTGTCACGCTGATTGCTGATGCCAGCATCCCCAATGCCAAGATCGTCTTTGGCACCGCCAGCATCCCAGGGGCGGCACTTCAAAACCTAGCAGTTGGCTCAAGCCAGATAGCTGCAGGCGGAGTTACTGCCGCCAAGTTAGCAGACTTCTCATCCGTCAACTTAGTCAGCTCACTACCTGCATCCGGCGCCTTTCGCGGCCAGATGGCACTGGATGTAAACGACTACAAAGTTTATGTTTGGGACGGCAGCGTATGGCAAACAATAAAAAGCTCTGGCTCTGTAAATACAGCACTCGGCAGCACGACTGGCATTGTCAATATCACCGTTACTACTAGCGGCGATCAGATAACAATTGCTGCCACTTTAGACAATACTGCAGCGGCTGCGCAGTTCCTTGCGGGCCCAACAGGCACTGCGGGCGCAGCTAGCTACCGCACCATCACTGGTGGCGACCTGCCAACGGCTACCACAGCAGCCAAAGGTGGCGTGCAGGTAAATGGTAATGGCCTGGCAATGTCAGGCGATACCATCACTGTTGATAACACAGTCGCCGCAACTACTGTTGATTATCACGTTGTTCTGTATAACAACAAAGGATTGGTCACTGGTGGCCGGCAATTATCCTCCGGCGACTTACCACTTGCTAGCGCCGGCCTCGTCGGCACCGTATATCCAGGCACCGGCCTTGCGGTTAGCATTGACGGCCAATTAAACCACGGCAATACCGTTGCCGCTGGAACCTACACCAAGGTCACAGTAGACACAGAAGGTCACGTAACCGTAGGCGATTCGCTACTTGCAGCAGACATCCCGAACCTTGATGCAGCCAAGGTAACAAGTGGTGTACTTGGCACCGACCGCATTGACAACAGCGCAATAACTGGCGCCAAGTTGGCCAACAGTTCAGTTACTAAATTTGGTGGTTCTGCCAATACCACCGGAGTTGTTACATTTCCCACGCCTGAATTTACAGGGCAATACTTTTACGACAGCATCAACGGTGACCTATACCTCTGGGATGGCAACGCATGGCAAGCCATTACGATCACTGCCGGTGAAATCATTTTTGGCGGTACGTTTGATGCATCCACTGGATCGGGCACTGGCCTAATCGCCTCTGTAACCACCGCCGGCCAAGCAATTGGCCTAACTGTTGGCTCGGCGCTACCTGCTGCCACTGCAACCAATAACCGCTACTACGTGGTGGTCAGTGTTGGTGGCACTATAACGACAGGTAACGCACCGAGCGGGGCACTGGCACCACCGGACATGATCTTGTCCAATGGCACCACTTGGGAAGAAATTGACGTTTCCACGTCCGTCACTGGTGCCACCTTAGCGAGTGGCATCACGTTTACGCCGTATGGCGGCATCCAAGCTGTTAATGTACAAACCGCACTGCAGGAGCTAGATGATGAAAAGATCGGCGCAGGCGGCGCAACAATAACTGGCGAACTGTTGATTGGCACAGCAGGTAGTTTAGTTTTTGAAGGAACCACAGCAGATGGCAACGAAACAACCCTTGCAGTAACAGACCCAACAGCAGATCGCACGATCACGTTGCCTAACGTGACTGGCACGGTCATCACCACAGGCGACACTGGCAGCGTTACAAACACGATGCTGGCCGGCAGCATTGCACTTAACAAACTCGTCAATCTAACCAGCGGCAACATTATCGTAGGCAGCGCCGGTAACGTGCCAACTGCTGTTGCGCTGACTGGCCCAATCGGCATCAGCAATGCAGGCGTTACTAGCATTGCTGCTGGTTCCATTGTTAACGCCGAGATAGGCGCAAGTGCCGCCATTGCATTTAGCAAATTAGCAGCACTAACCAGCGGCGCCGTCTTGGTTGGCAGTAGCGGTAATGTCGCCACAGCCGTAGTACCAACAGGCGATATAACCATCAGCAATACCGGCGTCACTGCCATTGCTAGTGGCGTCATTGTTGATGCAGATGTCAACGCAAGTGCGGCTATTGCATTTAGCAAGTTAGCTAATGTCAGCGCAACAGATAAGCTACTAGGCCGCAGCAGCGCTGGTGCTGGTGCCATTGAAGAAATAACCTGCACTGCCGCCGGTCGGGCGTTAATTGATGATGCAGATGCCGCTGCACAACGCACCACCCTTGGGCTTGTTATTGGCACTAATGTGCAAGCCTTTGATGCTGACACGGCCAAGACTGATGTAGTACAAACCTTTACGGCAGTTCAAACACTCACCGACCCTGCAATCATCGGCACGATCCTTGAGGACGTGTTCACCATCACCGATGGCGCTGCATTCGAAGTGGATCCTGGCAATGGCAGCATTCAACTAATTACACTTGGCGCTAGCCGCACGCCTAAGGCAACAAACTTTGCTGCAGGTGAAAGCATTACGCTAATGGTTGCCGATGGTACTGCTTATACATTGACATGGACTGATGCCACATGGGGCGGTAGCGGCGTTATATGGGTCGGCGGCAGCGCACCCGCTCTAGCAGCAACTGGTTACACTGTGCTGCAATTCTGGAAAGTCAGCACCCAGGTGTATGGCGCACTCGTTGGAGAGGTAGCATGAGACATCCACACGGTTTAAGGGCAGCGGCTGGTGGAGACGTAGGAATCCCCATCGGTGACGCATATGAAGGCGGTTTCTTTGCTGGATACATTAGCCACACCGCTGACGGCGTACCTACACATGGGTTAATTGTGGCGCCGGCAGCAAGTGGTTACAACGGGCAAGCAGAGCTGCAGTGGAAAACGTCCACCACTTCTACATCTGGCACTACTAGCACATTTGACGGCGCAGCTAATTCAGCTAATATGAACAATGCAAGTCATCCTGCGGCACAGTATTGTGAAGGGTTAACAATTGGCGGCTACAGCGATTGGTACTTGCCCGCTCGTGACGAACTGGACATTGCTTACGAGAACCTTAAGCCTTCCGCTACCGGTAACAGCACTTCGCATGGCATTAACGATTATTCAGTGCCTAAGCGCACAATAACCCGGACCGCTGGAGTTCCTGCGCAAACCTCCATTGCAGCATTCCAATCTGGCGGAGCAGAAGCTTTTACCGCTGACCTTCACTGGTCATCTACAGAATTTAGTGAAACTAACGCATGGAATATGTCTTTTGCCAATGGCAATTACGGCGGCAACCTCAAAACTAGCTTAGTTTTGGTCCGCGCTTTCCGCAAATTCGCTCTTTAATCATTATGTACGTTTTAGCTGTTAACGGTTCCATTCATCGCTATCCGTATTCAATTGCGGAATTAAAGCGCACCAATGCAGGCACTAGCTTTCCTGCTGTTCCTAGCAACGCAACGCTAGCGGAATGGAATGTTTATCCTGTAAGTGACAGGCCGGCGCCAGCTTATAACCCAGTTACGCAAAACTGCGTTCAAATTAATCCAACGTTGCAAGCTGGCGAATGGGTAATGACATGGCAGGTCACATCAGCTACGGCAGCAGAAACTGCAGCCCGCATCCGCATCAATGCCAATTACCCAGCCTTCTGGGACGCCCTAATCGCCAGCAGCGTCTACGCCTCGATCCGCACGCAGTCCATGGCAAGCCTGCCGATGAACACGCTCGCCACGGAGTTCATTGCACTCATTGGTGATGCCAAAGCCGGCCGCGCCAATGAAGCCGCCATTCAAGCCAGCATGAGCGCAGTGTTTAGCACTGGCACCTTCACCGAGGACGACGCTGCAGAGTTCACTGCTGCGCTAGCGGCTGGATCGCTAACTGACATCTATTCGCTGACCTAGACTGGCACCATGGCAATCTCGCCCGGCCAATACAACTTCCCCCTGCAACGCCGGGCAGACCACAGCATCACGCTGCAATTCAATGACAGCGCCAACGCAGCCATCAACCTAACCGGTTGGACCGTCGCCGCCCAGGTCTGGAACCAGGACCGCAGCACAAAATACGCTGATTTCACCGTTACCTACACCAACCGCGTCACCGGCACCATTGCCATCGCGCTAACCGACGAGCAAACCGCCACGCTACCCAACGAGGCGTACTATGACGTACTACTCACCAATCCCAGTGGCCTGAAAGAGTATTACCTTGAAGGAATCATTTACGTGTCAGAGGGGTACACAGCATGACCTCTGTAAACGTCTCAGCCGTAACTAACACAGTAACCGTCACCGAGGGCGATACCACTGTTGTCACCGTCACCACTGCTGGCCCGCAAGGCCCATCTGGCGATGGAACTGGGTTGCCCACTGGTGGTGACC